CTAATTATGGCTATCGATCACAAGGAAATTAGCAAATGGCTATTTGACAAAGAAGTAGAGTTTGAATCTCTCGACACATTTAAGGATGAACTATCTAAGCGTTATGTCTCTCGTGAGGTTGCTGCCGATGATGAAGACATTCGCAACAAGGTAACCGGGAAGACTCTCGGCACTCTTGAGACTAAGTTTAAACGCCAGTTTGGACTTACTGAAGAAGAAGTAAAAGGCAAGAAGCTTAGTGACCTCTTCGAGATTGCTGAGACGAAGCAGAAGGGATTGATTGATGACTTGCAGGCACAGATTAAAACGCCAGGTCAAACTCCCGAAGAGATTAAGGAACTGAAGGCTCAGTTGGAAGATGCTAAGAAGCGCAGCAAAGAGCAAGAAGAGCTTGCTGTTGACTTAGGCAAGAAGCTACAAGAGAACGAGGGCGAGTTCAATAATCGTATCAATTCGTATATGGCTGATATGGAATTGAACAAAGTGAAGTCTTCTATTCAATGGGCTGACTCAGCGAATCAATACGCTAAGAAAGGCTTTGAAATTGATATTGCAGAAAAGTTTAACTTTGTGCTGTCTGATGGCAAGTTGATTGCTACCGATAAGGCTGGAAATCAGGTTAAGAATGAAAAGGGGACTGGATATATGACCCCTGAAGAAATTCTCCAATCTGAAGCCTCCAAAGCTGGATTAATTAAAAAAGCAGGAGAGGCAGGTTCTCAAACGGTAACCACCAACACATCTGTTCAGACAAATACTGGCTCAGGCAACGGAGCGCAGAGAAGGTTCATTCACCCACGGGCGCAAGGACATCTCGAAGCACTCGCAGCTGCTAAAGCTTAGTAATCGCACGACAAAGCTGTGTCTCGATGGACATTAAACATCGAAGTGTGCCTTGGCTGGGCAGTTAACAGCCGTTTAACAAAAACTTTGATTTTTAACAATGTCTTACGCATTTTCTTCATTCGTTTCTTGCCCTGATATTCAGGGCCGCATTGACGAGGGTTACTTTAAAGCAGACCCTACAATGTTCCCAGGCTTCATTAACACCTTGCGTGCCGTTACATCTCCGATGAACGAAGCAGGTATTTTGCAGAGCCAAATCGACTCAAAGAACGGTCACTACCGTGCTGTTGAAGTTGTTTACCAACCTCGTATGTCTGACGCAGATACTTCAAGCTCTGCTGAACTTACTTGTGCTGCTGGTCCTACTTTTGGCGAGACCTCTAAGCTGTACACCATCGACCCTACCGAAGGTGCTTCACGCAGCTGGTCTCTCTCTTTAGACCAACTCGCTCCACGTTGCGAAAGTGACGAGAACTATGTTGCTCGCCAATTAGCTATGCACATGCAAGCTATCAAGCGTTCAATCAACTCTGAGGCTGTATCTTTCCTTTCTACCAACTTTGGTAAATTGGCTGGTGGTGGCACATTGTTGACTACTGCCACTAAGAACAACACTACTGGTGTTTACTTGGATGACTACTTGAGCGATGTAACTTACGCTTACCAAGTTGCTGAAGGATGGGATCGTCCTATCATCATCGGTGGTGAGTTGACCCAAAAGTACATGACTGCTTTGAAGAGCCATTGCTGCGCTACTGTAAACGTAGACTTAGAGGCAATGATGCAGAGCGATGCTCAGTCATACTTCTTCTTCGAGCCTAAGGCTGACACTGTATTCGGTGCTGGTGAATTCGCATTCATGGCCCCTGGTGCTGTACAGATGCTTCGCTACAACGCTTTCAAAGGCGCACAAGGCATCCGTGTAATTGACGATGAGTCTATCAAAAAGGGTACTATCGTAGACCCTGAGACTGGCTTGGAGTTCGATTACTATGCTCAGTTGGATTGTAACACATGGAAGTTTTGGATGGGATTGAGCTACAAGTTTGTAACTCTACCTGAAGACATCTTCTTGACTACCGATGAGTTGCATGACGTTAACTACGTCTTCAACGGCAAGGTTTCTAACTAAGTTTAGAAGGTTCGCAATTACGAGGGGTGCTGAAAAGCATCCCTTTTTTTTGTATTAACTTTGAGCCATGAGTTGCTGGAATAATGTAATAGGTATAAGAGGGTTGTGCGAAGCGCAAGAACCTTCAAGCGGTCTGTATATAAACGACCTCACGGGTATCTCTATTCAAGACTTGAATGCAGGGGTAAACAGCGAGGATTCTACCGCATTTACGCTCATTCAGAGGAAGATTGACCAAGCTGCTACTATGATGCAGGCAGAGGCTTTATCTTACCTCTACAACCGCTGGAACTACACTACAAGCTCTTGGAACGGACAGATTGGATACTTCCCTGAGTCTTTACGTTCTTTAGGTGCTTCTGCTGTTTATAGAGGCATAGGAATGCGTTACCGCCAAGCAGACTACATTAGTGTATCTCTGAATGCTGTTACGCTTTTACTACCCGTTACGGCTACGATTAACGTATTGGTGGTTGACCTTATTACGGGGACCATCTTGGACACCATCCCGGTGAATGCCATTGCTAATAAACAAATTCGTTTAGTTACTAATAAGAAATACGCCAGCAATGGGCAGATGCTTAATTTAGCTGTTGTGTACAATGCTACATCTGTTGCTTCTTTTCAGACAGGTCTTTACCCTACTTATAACTGCGGAAGCTGCGGAAGAAACTATCGCTGGTATGACAATATGCTTGAGCGGACCATTGAAATCCCTACAAGCGGATCTATCCTTGAGCAGAACATTAGCGGTGGAAGCTGGACTGGTGGCTTGAGTATAGACTACCAAGTGGCTTGTAGCTTCGAGAGCCTTCTATGCGCTCATATAGGGCAGCTAGGCTATCCTTTGCTCTACAAGGCTGGAATGCTTATCTTGAAGGAGATGGAGTTCTCTAAGCGTCTTAATGGCGTTATCTCTTACAACAGAGAGCGCAACCAAGAGTTAGGCGAATACTACCAAGCGCAGTACGATGCTTATATGCAGAGATACTTTGATGCAGCGCAGCTACCTCAGAGTGGATGTTTTTCTTGTAAGCAGAGAGTAAGGCAGGCAAGCCGAATCCCATGACCCCTGAGCAATTCATAGCGCAGCTTAAAAGACAGAAGAGTACCTTACAAGCGGCAGCAGAGCAGTCTTTAGAAGAGGCAGCTAAGGCTACGCATATGAAGGTTTCTTCTCGCATCTTTATCCAAGGTAAGGCTGCTGATGATAGTAAGATAGGCAACTATTCTACCAAGCCATTAGTGGTTTCTAAGAAGTCTTTCGTTAATAAGTCTGCTTTTAAGCAAAGCCAGCGACCTAACAAAGGAGGTGGCACTCGCCCTATGTTTATTAAGTTTCCTAACGCCAAGAAGGCTACTCCCGTTATGGTGTTGCCTGGTGGATACAAGCAGTTAAAGCAGATACAGAACCTTAAAAGCCAGTATGTGGACTTGATATACACGGGAAGAACGCAGAGGGCATTTATAGGCTCTCTACGGAAGTTTGGAAGGTATGGCTGGGCAGCAATACTCCGAGGCACTAAAACTGCTGAGAAGGCTGTATTGAACGAGAATAAGTTTGGCAAGAAGATATTCGCCTTGACTAGGGAAGAGGAAGTATTCTTCACTAGGCGGTTTGTATCCACCTTCAATAAGAAATCTCAAATAACGTAACTTTGAGGATATGATAGTAACGGACATTACGAGCGAGATATTTGAGAGGCTGAAGCAATATCAGCTTGTTAAGCATTACGGCTTTGCGGAGATGCTTCCCGATGGGGATGCTACTATCCCTGCTGTATATTGCTCTAATGGCGATTATCGGCACGTTATAAACGATTACGAGTGGACTGAGGGCATTGCCTACATCCGCTACAATGGAGCAGAGAATACCACTTTGGTAGACGAGGTCTTTATAGGCTGCCAAGACTTGCTTAATACTGTCTTCCCTATGCGCTTAGTGGTTATAGGCAAGAGGAAAGGGCAGAAACCTTACGAGGTAGCTTCTCTGATTAAGAGTAAGATTACCGGTATGTACGAGAACCTTGCCCAAGCTTACGGAGCAGTCTATGTAGACATTACCGCTGCCTCTGTGCAATACGATATACGGGTTAACTTAAACTCCGAGTTTGATGGAGCAGACATTGCTTGGGACACCGAGCTGTACATTATCTCTGTTGATCTTAACATAGAAGTTCGTGGTGATGCCACTTGCTTGAACGACTTAGAGCCTTGCGCTACAAGAATATTTGATAACACTTTTGACCAAACATTTAACTAATGGGACAGCTACTTACAGATGCGTTAGTAATTAAGAACGAAACGCTTTCGGGCGCAAACACCGCAACGAGAGTTGGTGGATGGATGGAAGACGCTGCTACATACATTGAGGAAACACCGAGTGTGTTAAACTTCTTTGACTTTGCTACTGAAGGCACTACTGTCTTAACGCAAGATGTTTGGTCACCTTTAAACGCTACCATTACGGTAGGATTTAGCAGAAACGGATTAAGTGTTAATACTGCTGGACTCGTAACTTATACTGGTCCGCAGAAGTACTTCCGTGTAAGCTTTATTGCTGCTGTATTGGCTCAGACAAATAGGAAAGTGCATATTGCCTTGTTTAAGAATGGGCAGCTATGGCCTTGCTCTGAGTTTGCTCAAGCAGCAGGTTCTGTTAGCGAGGTAACCCTTCCAGGTCAATGTGTAGTCCCTTTATCTACGGGAGACACTATCCAAGTTTACGTTAAGTGTTCTACCCACGCCATTACGATTACCTTGGATAACTTGAATGTGATTATTAACGAGTTTTAAATTGCTAAATTTGCAACATGGCATTATCCAAGCTCACTAACTACGTCCTAAGCGACAGCTTCATTAGGCTCGACTATGCTGATGGTCGGCAATGGTATGTCCCTTATGGACAAATCATAGCTACGTTAATTGACCCTACGAGCGGTCAGTACATTGCTAAGTTGTTTGAGAAGGGATTGGTAGGAGAGACTTTGGAAGCTACCCAGGCTGACTTAGCTGCTTTAGGCACTAACGTACAAGCCTTTATCGATGCTTTGAATACTATCCTTAAAAACTTTAGCTTTTGGACTTCTATATATGAGGATTACATGAGCAGAGCTGCTACTGACGGAGGAAGCGTAGATACGAGGTTCAATTCAAGATGTGCTAAGTCCACTTTCATAGAGGATATGCCAACTGCTACTGACGAGTACGTTTTAGTTTGGAACACTCAGACAAGGTCTTTAGCTGATGGTGGAAACGGATTCGATGCTAGATCCCTTGATTGCTCATATGAAATTGCAGAAGAAATATTAAACTAAAAGAATAATGGCTACACCATCCTTATATATTGCCCCTGATATGCTGAAAGCTGGAAAGCTTTACTCGCAGCTACCTCCTTCAGGCGCAGGTGACTTCACGGTAGTACGCAACACTACTGCGACTCGTGTTAACGCTTCGGGGTTGATTTCGAGCGTGGCTGCCAACGTACCGAGGATTGATTACACTGGCGGTGGATGCGGAAGCCTTTTAGTTGAGCCTGCTGCGACTAATTTAGTTTTAAGGAGTGAGGAGTTTAGCGTATCAGGAACTTGGGCGCAGGTTGATACGACAATTACGGCAAACGATTTTACAGCACCTAACGGCACAATGACCGCTGACCGAATGAACATAGCAGGTCAAAATAGCAGGGTAACACAAAGTTTTTCATTGGGAGCGACTACGGTTACTTTTAGCATTTACCTTTATAGTGCTGTATCTTTTACATTGAGAATTGTTGCGGTCGTTGATGGCAGTAATGTTAGCAGAAATATTACCATAACTGCTGGGCAATGGACAAGGTTTGCTGAAACATTTACTTCAACTGCTACTATTACAAGCGTAGCGGTAAGGGGGTTAGCTGGCGGTAGCACGGGAGACATCTTCCTTTGGGGCGCACAACTCGAAGTCGGCTCAGTCGCTACCTCCTACATACCCACGGTCGCAACGACACAAACCCGTAATGCCGATGCAATATCCCTAACGGGCGCATCTGCTTTGATTGGACAAGCGAGCGGTACTGCTTACGTTGAATTTACATATAGAGGTGCGCCAACAATTAGAAGTGGTCCGCTTTATTTAAGACAAGCCACCCTTAGAGGTATTAGTTTAAGTTACGCTTCAGCTGTTGGGGGGATTGAGGTGTTATCACGCAATAATGCAGGCACTGCTTTTATCACCGCTGTGTCAGGAACGCTTCAAATAGGCACTAATTACAAGATAGCTATTGCATACGATGCAGCAGGTACAGCAGCAGGCGGAACTCGGGTTAACGGCATAACTATTTATGTCAATGGTGTTCTTGCTGCAACTGGTAATTTTCAAGTACCTGATGCGGCAGGTTTAAATGACATATGGTTCTATGGCGCAAATTCTTCTACCGAGGCAGAAGCATTTAATGGGCGCATCAACACCGCTGCCCTCTATCCGACTCGTCTTACTAACGCTGAACTCGCAGCACTAACCACCTTATAATGGCTACACCTTCACTACTAATAATCCCCGACCGCTACAAAGCAGCGAAGCTATACTCACAAATCCCCGAATCGGGGGCAGGTGACTTTACCGTTACAAGAGGCACAACGGCTACCCGTGTGAACGCTTCGGGACTAATCGAATCCGTAGCATCGGGAGTGCCGAGGATAGACTATACTGGAGGGGGTTGTGGTAGCTTGTTGGTCGAGCCTGCTGCTACTAATTTGGCTTTGTACAGCGAAGATTTTACCCAAGCCGTATGGGCGAAAACGGTAAGCGCATCAGTATCGGGCAACACAACGGTATCGCCTGATGGAACGACAACGGCAGACACTTTTACAGCAGGTGCAAATGGCAGCCAAGTGCAGCAAGTTTTTGTAGGCGTATCAGGAACGACTTATAATGTTTCTTTTTATATTAAAAGAAGAACTGGCAGCGGAGTAGTAAACATTCGTGCAGTTGAAAATGTTAATACACCTATAACAATTACCAATAATTGGACAAGGGTTTCTTTGTCTGCAACAGCTACGTCTACCTCTATTAGGGTAGGATTAACGCTTGCAACTTCAGGTGATGCGGTTGACATTTGGGGCGCACAACTTGAAACAGGCAGCGTAGCCACATCGTACATCCCTACCGTAGCAACCACACAAACCCGTAACGCTGACGTTATCTCTCTCTCATCCGTGAGTGGGTTGATTGGGCAGACCGAGGGAACTTTGTATGCGGAGGTAGATGTAAGTAAATTACTTGGCACAGTTGTCAGGGGAATGTTAACAATTAGCAATAACACCACAGCCAATAGGATTCAAATTGGATTTACTGGTGCATCTGCAAATACTATCAGGGTAATTTATTCGGGAGCATCAACACTAAATTACAATTTTGCTATAACAACTACTGGCATTTACAAGATAGCATTTGCTTACAGCGCATCTTCTACTGCTTTTTATGTCAACGGTTCTTTAGTTTCTGCTTTAGGTGGAAATTCATTTTCTGCCTCGGTTGGAAATGTTTATTTAGGTTCAGTTTTTGACGGAACTTCTGCCCTGAACGACCGCATATCCGCAGCAGCAATATACACATCTCGCCTTTCAAATTCTGAACTCGCTCAACTCACAACCTTATGATAAAGAAATACGAATTTCCGACAAAAGAAAAAGCACTTGCTGAACTAAACGCAACAAGCGAGCAAGTAGGCTTCCTCCAAGTAGAAGGCGCAGAGAATGCCGTTGACCTTGGGCATATCACTTTGGTAGATGCCGTAATGGATGGCGAGAAGGTAGTAACCCCTGCGGTCTTATCTCAAGGCTACTGCGTGGATGTGATGTGGACTATTGCACCTCCTGCTCACTTGAGTAAGTACGAGGTTGCCCCAAAAGTATCAAAGCACGGCTTCAGCGAAAGCTAATAACTTAATTTGTATTACCTTAGTACCAAATTATAAACAATGGCAGCTTTACCATCATTGACAGCATTCAACTTCGGCACAGAGCAGTTAAGGCTCGATTACGCTGACGGAAGGCAGTATTTCTTAAACTACAAGGACATTGTAGGAGTGCAGATTGACCCGACTACTGGCATTTATGTCGTTCGTATCTATCCTTCGGGAGAGGTGGGTGTATCTATCTCCGTTGCAAACCCTGACTTAATAGCTTTAGGCACTACCTACACGGCATTCGTTTCTACCCTTAACTCCTACCTCTAATGCTACAAGTTAAGCAGTTCCTACTCGAAATCGGAATAAACATCGGCATGGCTCTTAGTGGCTTTTTTGGCAGCTTACTCTTAGTAGGCAAGCAGAAAGACGCTGACATCCGTACACAGCTGTTCTCTGTAATCGCAGGCACTCTTAGCGCAAATTACGTTACTCCACTTGTAGTGGATATTGCCAACCTCGATATGCAGTCTGCTCAGTTTGCTATCGCATTCTTAGTAGGCTTTGGAGGTTTGAAGCTTGTTGAGCATTTAGATGCTAAGTACATCCATCCTATTACTAAAGTAAAGGAAGATGAGAGCGACTCTAACTAGGATTCACCACGAAGAGAAGCAGACAAGAGGTACTCTTCAAATCTTTAACAGAGACAATAAGAAGATCTTCGAGTGCTTAACCTTAGAACTCCCTTGGAAGAACAACGAGCGTAAAGTTTCCTGCGTTCCGGTAGGAGAGTATGATGTTGTCCCTCGTGTTTCTCAGAAGTATAGCAAGCATTTGCATTTATCCAATGTGCCAGGTAGAGACCTTATTCTCATCCACCAAGGCAATTACCATACAGACATCCTTGGCTGCATTTTAGTAGGCAGCAGGTTCTCTGATATAAACAAAGACGGAGTACTGGATGTGCTTAACAGCAAAGCCACTATGAAGTCATTAATGTCTACCGCTCCAAAAGGATTCACTTTAACCATTATAAATCATGCCACTCAAGCAAGCTAAAGGAAAAAGCAAGAAAGCCATGTCTAAGGCTGTTTCTTCAAACATCTCAGAATTGACTACTGCAAATAAGTCAAAGCCTAAAGGCAAGAAAAGAAGTGCAAAGCAAATTGCTGCTATCGCTTATTCTGCTGCTAGAAAATGAGAAACCCTCTAAATTATTTAGCTCTCTTTGGCTTGCTTTTATGGCTTGCCTGGATGAACTATGAAACAAGGCATCCAATGCCATCCGTAGATGTTTCTGTTTACGAATATCGTATAGATTCTATGAAGAATGCTATGAGCCATTTAGAGGCTCGTAGAGACACGATAATTGAGAGAGTGGTATCTGTACAAGTAAAATGGAGAGAAAGGCTCGTAGAGGTCAGGAAAACAGCTCCAAACGATTCGATTAAAGTCCCTATTACTACGCCATTAGAACTAGACTCTTGTAGAGAGGTAGGTATTGCCCTTATGGAGCGTATAGAAGCAACAGATGAGATAGTCTACCTTTATGCCGAGAAGAATGAAATAATGACTAAGCAGATAGGTGTTTTATCTAATGAAATTCAGAATAAGAATAGGGAGCTTCAGAAGAATAAAAACAGAGCTAGGGTGGCTCATACTGTTACTGCTTTATTAGCAGCTGGCTTAGTTATAATAGCCCTATAATGAAAAAAGAGGGATTCTCACCCTCTTGCATTTTTTCGGCTGCTGACCGCTTCTTTCGAAGAACTTATGCAAAGTTAAGTAAAAATGTTATAAGTTTACCACAACTAACTAAAAAACAGCATAATGTCATTACCTAACAAATTGCAACCATATAGAGAAGAGATAATGTCTCTTTCTAAATCGGGTTTATCTTGCAACAAAATAAGGGTTATCCTTAAAGACAAGCACGGACTCGATACTTCCCGAAAGCATATAGGCATCTATTTAAGGAATCAGAATAAGTTTGCAAAAGAGTTATCCAGCAATGATTTTCAGTTTACCGATAAGTGGTCTTATGGCTGGCTAAAGACTAAGGAAGCCTCTATCTTTATTAAGAACGAGACAGAAGAGAAGGATAACTTTAAGGCTCTCACAGAAGAGTTCTTAGAGCTTGTAGCCTCTCATGCTCCTGCTTACCCACTTATAAATAGAGATGCGCTTACAGAGGCGCATTTGCTCGTTGTAGACCCTTGTGATGTGCATATAGGCAAGCTTGCCAGCGTTGTAGAGACTAAGGAGGAATATAACAACTCCATAGCCGTTCAGAGGGTGAGAGAAGGAATAGATGGTATTATCTCTAAGTCTATGCCGTATAAGGTAGATAAAGTTCTACTCATAGCAGGCAATGACATCCTGCACATTGATACTATCAAAAGAACAACTACCGCAGGGACCGCTCAGGATACTGATGGCACATGGCATGAGTGTTTTATCATTGCTAAGAAGCTTATGATTGAGGTCATAGAGAAGCTTTTAACCATTGCCGATGTCCATGTAGTGTTTAACCCTTCCAACCACGACTTTATGTCGGGATTCTTCTTGCTGGACTCCGTTAAGAGCTGGTTTAGAAACTGCGAGAATATCACTTGGGATACCGATATGACCCATAGGAAGTATTTCAAATACCACGAGAACCTTATAGGCACTACCCATGGTGATGGAGCAAAGCAGGCAGACCTACCTCTACTGATGGCTTCCGAAGCTGGACAAGCCTGGGTTTCCAAACATAGATACATTTACGGGCATCACATCCACCACAAGGTGAGTAAAGACTACATAGGCGTTACCTTCGAGTCTATGCGCTCACCTTCTTCTGCCGATGGCTGGCACAGCCGTGCTGGCTATCAACACGCTCCTAAGGCTATTGAGGGATTCCTGCACCACCCTATACATGGGCAGGTAAGCAGGATTACCCACATATTCTAGCCGAATATTAACTCTGAGATATTGATTTTATGCTCTTCCAGTAGGGAGTAGAACGCTAACTGCGTTTCTCCATCTGCATTGGGCATGATGTATTGATCTATTTCTTGCAGCACTAATGCCATCTTATAGGCATTCTGACACCTTTTGTATTCTAGGACATCGTCCTCTTGCTCCAGGTTAAACTCTAAGATTGCTTTAGGCATTATTTTATTACGTTTATTCCGAATGACTTTAAGATGGTCTTAATCGTGCCTCCGAGGATATACCCTACACAAAACACAATGGCTGCCTCTAAGGAAGCTATATGCGCTACTAGCACAACCAATACAGCTACCCTCACGGCTTGAAAGAAGTGAGAAGCATCCGTAAGGAATACTAATACTGTTTTAAACAATAGTGTTAAAGCTTTAGATAGCGATGGCATACCCATACCTTTAGCGATTCTTCCTCCCCATCTATGCTTATTTACCCAACTTGTGTCATTATTCCACCAGCTGCCCCAGCTGTCCGGGTAGGAGTTCTCCCATGAAGCCTCTTCCATTTCTTTAGAGACATAGTACACGAATGCACAGATGAAGATAGTTATCATACTGATTCAATTGGCTTGTACATCTGCTCAAAGTAGATGGGGTTAACGATAGTGTATTTAGGCTTATAGACCTGAGTGCAGTAGGAAGCACCATTCTGCCACTCTGCTAGGTAGTGCTTGTAAACATCCTCGTAGCTATTCGATGATTCTTCGAATAAAGACTTATAAAATAGCATCTCGCAGGCATTCATAGTCTCTAAAAGCTTTTCTGCTTCCCTCTCTTGCTTACGCTTGGCGTTCCTATTTGATTGCTCTCCGAGCAGTAGAATCATATTACTCATTGTGTAGATATTTTATGCTCTTCGATTATATTTAACAGCCCCTCTTCTAAGGTAGTCCCCACAGACAGTAGGTAGTCTGTTACGCTGGCATACGCTTCGGTATTATACCTTAGGGTAATTTTCTTAGCCTTATCATCGTTCTTAACCTTCTCTGCCTCTTCCATCATCTCATCCATGCCATACATGATGTCCATACCCATAGCTTCTAACAACTCTTGCTCCCAGTCATTAGCCAAGAGGTCGTAGTCATTTTCACCGAAGGATACGTTGTCTTTGATGGTAATGGCTTTAAGCATTTCTAGGCTCGTAGAAGCCTCCAAAATCTTACATGGCACTTCTGCCCACCCAAGCTCTTTAACTGCGTGTAATCGCATATTACCAGCTATTACGATGTACTCTATCTGTGACTGATGCTTAGACTTTAGAGTAGGTGTGTACGGATACACGATAAGCTCTCTAAGTTGCATCATATCGGGGTCATCTTGTATCGACTTTAACAACTTATTGAATCTGTTGTCTTTGATTAACCTAGGGTTCTTAGGTAGTCCTTCGATTTGACCGAGGTTATTCTTTAGCTGATACAGCTTTAGGGTTTTAGTTTCCTTCAACATTCTTCTTGGCTTTACCTTCCCACTGAACATTGGTAAGTAGTGATAAGCAATAAGGGCAGAATGCTCCGCCCTTTAAATCTATGTACAGCTGTTTTGGATCGTGTGCTACGAGTCCATGCTTGGGACAGTTTCCTATGTATCCTTTTTTCATGGTAGTTGTGTTTCTCCGAAGAACGGCCTGGTATCGGTGCTTTTATTGCCTTTACATGACCATAACGCCCTAGCAAACCAATTGGGGCTATGCGTCTCTGATTTGATGCCAGCAGACCTGGAGCAGTAGTTATCTCCCTTTGGAGTTCCTGGAGAAATGGTGTACCCCTTTGCGCCAAAGTGAACTGATTTATCCCCTTTGGTCGCTGTGTATTTCTTTCCTTTTGCGGTGCTGCGAGTGATGTTCCACCCTCTAAATTCTGCCATGGCTATTTACTTTAAATCTTTACCCAAGAGCGACCGACTATCTCGAAGCCACCTACACCTAACACCTCTTCAACTGCCCTATGGACTCCCCTTGCATCTATGTCGTGACCAGCAAAAATGCCTCCTTTTTTTAGCTTTGGCATCCACGCTAAGAGGTCTTTTTTAACGCTGGCATAGTCATGTGCCGCATCTATAAAGATAAGGTCGCACGAGCCATCTTTGAACTTAGAGGCACTATCCGTAGAGTCTCCCACGATAGTCTCGATAATGTCATTGTTAAGGCAGAGGTGAACATTCTGCACGAATAGCTCAAACATATTCTTAGAGTATGTTCCTGGGCGTTCACCAGTAGTTCCTTTAAATGAGTCTACCGCATAAATCTTAGGGGACTTACCTGCTTCCTTAGAGGCAGAGGCTAAGTAGTTAATCGATTTTCCGTAAGCTACGCCTACTTCAACAAAGATGCTTTTGTTAGTTGCTTTTTTTACGGCTTCATCGTAAATTGATGGGAAGTCAAACCATCCGTGTACCTCTCTCCAAGTCATAATCTATTATTATTTAGGTGCTTTTTGCTCCAAATATAATGAAATAAATGCGTTGCACTCTTTCTGATTGCGTAGGATAACGCATTGGCTGTACAAGTTTCTGTACAAGTTAAGGAACATCTTCCACTTCATCTTCCCATCGGGAGTGAAGAATCCCTTTGTCTCTATTGCTATTGTCTTATTTACTACGAAGTCCAGCTTGTAGGCTATCTCTCTGACAGCCTTACCCTCATACTTGAAGGACATCATAAGAACGTGCTTCACTTGCTGCTCGTAGGGGATTGAATGCAGCTCTAACTGCCTCTTTAGGTAGGATTCAAGTTTAGAGTCGGACTTAGTACCATCCGACTCTATAACCTTCTTGTTGCCGTATTTGCTTCTTCCAAACATTAAAAGGGAAGCCCGTCAGAACTAGGATTCAAATCCAGCGTTTCTTCTACCTCTTTCTTAGCTGGTCTCCAATCGCTAATGACTGGGACCAATGTTCCCTTGCCATCGTCTTGCTTCTTAGGCCATGCAGAGATGCGTATTTCACCCATCTCATCCTGATGCTCAAGCAGGCAAGCAATGAAGTCTTGCACCTTGATTTTCGTTTCAACGACATTCTTGCCGTTTACATTCTTTAGGTTCTGATAGAACCCTTTAGTCCACTTTGTTTCCGTTTGTGACATTTTCTTGAATTTTAGTTAATATTGATTTGAATTTTGATCTTTCCTTGCCTAATGGCTTTTTCTGTGATTTTGATCCGTACTTCTTTTGGAAGAACTCTTCGGGTGTCATCTTATACTTTCTAGGGTGAGCATAGTTTGCATAACCCTCCATGTATGCTCTTTTGATGTTATGCTTTTCTATCGACCTCATCCTATGCAGTTGCTTCTTATAGAAGTTCCTAGGCATTAACGGAGGCTGGTCATCCAGCCATTCGAATAACCTATCGATTGCTGTTTTAGCCATACGCAAATATATGTATATCAGGCTTCATAACCAAAATCATTCGTTAGTTAGGGTTTCAGACTCAGCAAGCATCTGCCTTCTCATCTCTATGGCTCTCTCTATCCTTGCGTGGGACTCCACTACATATCCGAGCTTTAAAGCCCTTGCAGCCTTCGACAATTCGTTTACGATGGGGTCTGCATCTAAGGCTATGTCATCCGCTTTGTTTGTAACAACTTTCCGCACCCAGGTGAAGTCTTTGTTGTTGCAGAATATCTGATCTTCCACCACTTCTATTGCGTGGATGATGGTAGAGTGATGTCTGTCCCCGAATATCTTGCCTAGCTGGCTAAGTGTTACGCTTGGTGCGTACTTGCGGATGAGCCATATAGCGCACTGTCTTGCTCCCACTATCTCTCTCCTGCGCTTCTTGCTAATCATATCGGCATGGTCTATACCGGTATTGTTAGTTACGATTTCTATTACATCTGAGATTACCTTACTGGTGTCTTGCTTCAACTCACTCACTTTCTCCAGTCCTTTCTGTTTGTCCGTACTTCTTTTTAAACCATTCTGTATGCATCTGAAGTGGTCTCGACTGACCATCCTTGAATGCGAGGGTAAGGTGTTCACGTTCGTGTTGTATGACCTTATCTCTAAGGAAGGATACTATTACCTCCTTGAGGTTCTGTGCAGTTATTACCTCTGTGGGCATTTCGGAAATGACTTCCGCTGCAATTTCAATTGGTGTTTTCATTTTTACGGTTTTAGTTTTTGTAAATCATCTTTTAATCGCTTCAAGAAAGACTCGTTTCCATCATCGCCCGACCATAGCCAATCAATTCGCTGCATATAAACCTCGGCCTCGGAAATTATTCTAGCCGCTCGTTTAAACTCCTCGATAATTTCGGGTGGGTATTCGTAGTGAAACTTATCATCAGGATATTTTTCATACCAATCAGGTCCCATCCACGGCTCGGCTTCCATTTCCTCTTTGGTCTTTTCCTTGCCGTTTTTATCGACCATATCGTCTATATCATCGACCACATCAGCAAGTCTATGCTGTAAGTAGTCCCAGTGTCCTCCGCTCATTTCTGTTTAGTGTTAAAGGTTCCGTTGTAGTATTCTTGCTTCTCAACCAGCATCCAGGTATCTTCATCCCATACAGTATGTGAACCTGCTTCATAAGCATCCATAATCACCTCTTTCTCTTTCTCCAACATTGATTCAATCTTGTCTAAGATGACTCTGTGTTCGTATCCATCAAGTTTTAATTCTGTATTAACCCAATGGTGTAATTCTTGCATCGGTGTTTTCATTATCCAAAAATTAAAGCAATGGCTGCCGTGCCAAAGAAGGCAAGGAAAGCGCAGTAAGACAGTAAGGCTATGATGTCAATCACAAAATAGATGATGGACTTTGCCCAGTAGCCGATTGGCAGATGGCTGGTTGAATAGTTAGCTTTCATTCTTTCTCATCGTTTATAGTCCACTCATCGTTGTCATCATCCTCCAAGGCACGAGTAATTGCATCTTGCAGGTTTAGATACCCACGGAACTTACCATTTTGGTAGAGGTCAGCATATTCGCTGCCGATGTAAAGGTCAATGATGTGGTCACCAAGTTCCTCTTCACGTTCTGCTCTCGCATCGTATGCTGAGTTGTAAGCGTTCAGCTCGCTATCGAATGACTCAGACATTTGCTGCCTCCTTTACTTTTGCAACCATGCGTGCTTTACTTGCTTCGCTGCGTTTGAACGATGCAACACGGATGTCAATCATTTCGATTAACTCTGCTTTGATTTCATCGGGGACTCTCTTCTGAATCATCGATGTGGTGTACGTTAGTTTCTTCATATCGTTTTTGTTTGATGCTGTAAATCTACAACTTCTCCACAAATAAACAATGCATTGTGGAAGAAATATTTTTATTCATTATTCCATTGCCTTACGATTGTTGTTTTCTCAGGAATGGGAAGGGGTTTGAACTTAGGAGCGTAGTCCATGACCTTGGTATACTTTAGGTCGGTAGAGGCAACAGCTACTCCAAGCTCTCCGTTTCTATTCTTGCGGACCAATATCTCCATCACATCCTTAGCATCCTCGAAGGCTGGAGCAGACTCTTCCATATACGCTGCTGGACGATAACAGAACAGCACCTTGTCTGCATCATATTCCAGCTGGCCACTCTCTCTAAGGTCTGCCATAAATGGTCTCTTATCTTCTCTCTCTTCGACTTTCCGACTTAAGGATGATATAAGACATATCCAAACACCTTGACGCTTACACATAGCCTTAAACTGCTTCGAGATGTTAGTGATTTGCTCTACCTTGTTTTTCATCTTATCCTCCCTCATCGGAGAGACAAGCTGGAGGTAGTCGATGTACACGCCTTCCACTCCATGCTGGCGAACCATCCTTGCTATCTCGGATTCTATCTTGACCGGGTCGGCATCGGGTTGATCACTAATGTACAGCTTAGTGTTTTTAAGTTTGTCTACATGGGCAGCCACTTGGTTTATCTCCTGAACGCTGAGGTTCTCTACGATGTTGATGAACTTCTTACCATCTATCTCGGTAGAGTTGCTTAGAAGCCTTGAGGTAAGCTGCTCGGTAGACATCTCCATAGTGATGAAGCCAACTGCTGTATCCTTCTGCGCTTGGTTGTATGCCATCTGAAGTGCGAGCGTTGTTTTGCCATGGGCAGGTCTGCCTCCAAGGATTATGAAGTCCCCAGGCTGGAAGCCATTCACGATACTGTCTAAGGCTCTTAGGTGCGTCTTAGTGGACTTAACTTTCTCCTTGCCATCCTTTATCCTCGCAATCTTCTTAACGAAGCTTAGAGCAGCTGTATGAACATCTGTGCTGGTAGCATCGATGTCATCCGCATTAAGGACATTGAACTGCTCGAAAGCCTTCGGGATGTCGAAGTCTGCCATAAGCTCCCTCTTTATCTCTTCCAGCTTATTAGCCTTGTACATATCATGCAGTTCGGCTATGTAGTGTTTAACGTGCTGAAGCTCGAAGATACCGCCAGCACTCATCTCTGCCAGCTTAGAAGCATTAGAAGCAAATCCTAAGTCCTTCATCTTTTTAAAGATGGTGAGTACATCTACTGGCTTAGACTCCCGATGGAGAACCTGGCAAGCAGCGAAGATGTTTCTACGCTCACCGCTGAAGTACTCCGCTCTTAGAGATGTAATTACATTGCCCGTATTCATATCGGGGGACATGAGTACTGCGAGGACTTTTTCTTGGACTGCTTCAGAATATTGCATTGGCTGGTGGCTGGTAAGTTGTTGTTTCTTTCTTTATTGGGGTTGCAAAAATAGATGGAATTTCATCATTGAAGCACTTTTGATTTAAATAAGTTGCTGGAAGCTTTCGGTAGTTAGG